AGCCGGTCTTGCAGGATGAGTGAAGCGCGAATGGTTCCTGCACTGACAGCCATGATGCAGTCTTAGCGACGGCGACGGTTCGCCCGTGCGTGTTCTCGCGCCTCATCGCGCAGGAGTTTATGCAGCGGATCAAGATACCCGGCTGGTAAGACCATCAGATCAGAGTAACTCCAGTTCATGCGCTTCATGATCGTGAGGTCGCTTTCCGCTTGCGCTTGGTAGGTTTTGTTTTTTTTAACTGACCACCGTTCTCGATATGGACTTCCACGGCATCATCAATAAGATCGAACAGCGTCTTGTGGAAACTGCCGATCACTTCGCGGTTGATAATCAGCTTGGTTTCCTTGTCATCGGTGAGCGACCAGTCGGTCAAAAAAGCCAACAGTCGAGCGAAACTATATTCTGTCCAATCGAATTTCGCCGAAGGATCAGACGTTGCACCGTCTGCTGCTTTTCGCACTTCAGCAGTGACGTTGGAGACAGAACGCAGCATGGCGCGTTCCTCGCCGATGGTGAGTTCGGACTTGACTTCGATCCATAACGGATGCGCCTCGCCGGTCGGCGCATTCCAGTCCAAGTCAATACGGGTTACATCTGGTGTGACAAACCATTTCGCATTACTCATGGGGTTCCTTTGGTGATGGTGGGTTGATGTTCTAGCTCTAGGTCGATTGAGCCGTTGACAACTTCAGGATGTACGTTTTTCCATGTCCAACGCGACGAACCGAACTCCAGCGTCAGGTCAAGTGGGCGTTGTGACACCCACGGCTCGACTGCGGTCTTCACTTTGGCAGAGATGCGGAACCGATGGCCTTCTGAACCAACCACCGGTTCGCAACTCCAACCTGTCAACAGAGCAGCAACCTGATAGGAGTAATTAAGCTGACCGGAATGACCAGTCGCTCTCATAGGAATCTAGCCACATGAACTTGCGCGACTCAGTGTGCCAGCCGATTGCAGTGAGATCGGCGCATCGAGCAACGCTCCCACAGAACCGCCGAGTGGATTGTAGCTTTCCAGCACAGCGATACCTGAATAGATCGGGTTCGTGACCGTGCTGCAAATATTCTGAGGGCGTACCTCCACGCAAACTGTCGTACCGACAACGGAAAACAATGTTGCGTCAACCGCAGCAGCAGCGTAGTCCTGATGGAACGTAACATCCACGCTCCAATCCTTGAGGCCACCTTTGCGGATGCGCGTATCGTCGCCCATGGCGGTTTCATCCTGAGTTTCAGAAGCGTAATTAAGCGCAACTTCACTTGCGTGTGCGCTCAAGTCCACGCCCTTGATTTCGATCTTCGCGTTCGTGTATACGAGTGTTGCCATTGCTCTGTCCTCTCTTTAGTTACGCCTGTATCCCGATCCAACTGACGAGCTTGTATGACTCGCCAGACGTTGTCATCCCCCACTCCGCACGCCAGAACTGTTGGAATGTTGATGTGACGTTCGCCGTGGTCAGCGGTGTCGCCCATTGCCCACCAACGGATGTCTGCGAGGTGAAGGCTACATGACTCGTAAACTTCCCTGCCCCGAACGCTGAACTGCTTGATCCTTGAATTCGCAAGACGAGTGCGCCGGTTGATGAACTTAAAACATGCAACGCACTATATAAGCGTTGTCCTGCATACACGCCACCCACGTCATAGGCTGTGCCTACACCGCAGCTAGTCAGCGCAGTGGCTGAAGCGTCTTTAATTGGTACTGCACGAATAATCGGCATCTTGTTTTACCCCTATCGAACGCCAGCGCTCTGCGCCGTGAGCGTGAACGTCAACATATCGCCAACGGCGTTGCCGATGTTGTAGGACTCCACCACGGCTTCAAACGCATAGCCCTTATCAGTCTCGGTGCCTTCGGTAATGCCGTTCGCAAACACGACCAGCGGTTGTTTTGTTGCGCCGGTTAAGCCGAACAGTGCATCATCGGCATTCCCTTTTCCACCGTTCCAGAATCCGCTGCCGTTCAACGTCGCTTCGTCGAGGCCACCGGTTCGGATGCGCGTATCGTCACCGAATTTTGTCACGTCCAGCATGTCAGCCGAGTAGTCCAGTCCCAACTCGTTGTGGTCGGCAGATAAATTAAATCCCCCGAGTAATAGCTTTGCATCCGTATAAATAATTGTCGCCATCCGTCACCCCGTTGACAGGTCTTTGTAAGCGAGGAAGTTCACCGCCAGCATCGACCGTTCTGAATCGTCCCGACCAAGCGAGAACGGAACTTGAGTTGCTTCCACATAACTATAGCGCGTGGCGTTAATGGTGCGCTCACTCAAACCATCTAAGAGGTTCATGACATCCTGCATCGCTGTGCGTCCGGTGGCGTAACTCGCCGACCGGCGAATGACTTGTAATCCTGCGACCTCCATTGAGGCTTGACCGGGACTTCCAGCCATCGCATGGATCGGCCCCTGCCCTGCGGTTTCGTATAACCCAAACGCCTCGTCCGGTTGCTCTGGCATGAATGCCTTGTACGTGGTCGTGGCACTCAGGCCACCAGTCGAAAGCAGGTCAGCAATGTCATCTAAGAACATGAGTCCTCTAGGGCTTCTTGACTAGTGCTTCAATGCCTTTGCCAATACGCTTCGCAAACAATCGCGCTCGTTGGTTCAGTGGCGTTTCCAAATACTTCCACTGTCCTCCGGTGCCAGCGTACCTGACCTTCCCTCCACGGCTTCCCACATTCGTTCCACCGACTTGATGCCGACGATGAATCGCGCTGCGTCCACCGGGCGACTTGCGTGGCGGTGGAGGAATCTCATGCACGGCCAGCGCATAGCTGGTGCCAAACGACAAGACCGCTTTCAGGTTGGCTGCTTCCGCATGTTCCGACACCTTGCCACTTCGACGCAGCGTGCCAGTAGCGACGGGAGTAAGTGCCTTGGCTGCTGCCATCGTCAGTTCTGCTTCATGGTTCAACGACTTGGCTGCTGCCTTGGGATACTTTGCTGCCAAGCTCATAATATTTCTGGCAACGAGCTTCTGGCCGGTGACGCGCCAGACAGGTTTTGCCATCAATACGTCCTTGCCAGATACGCCTCGACCACTACGCTGTCGCTCACTTTGTATTGCGCTGACACCTTTGCGATGATCGCCGTGCAACAATCGTCAAGTCGCACCGACAGAGCTTCCGTGCGTTGCGCTTTCCCTCGCTTCTGAATAACTGGCACAGCCGTTTCCAGTAGTACCCACCGCAGTGCCTTGTCATTCGATAGACCGGATGACTTGGCGAGTTTCGTCAAGTTCTTGAGCGCGTCTTTCGAGACTTGGAGCGATATTGTTTTTGCCATGCCTCTCACTTTAGATAGACCACCGTGCAACCGGCGGTGCCACCCATCGGAAATCGTCCAATGGAAAGAATAGTTGGGTTGATCGCATAGGTTTCCGTTGAGCCTACGTCACCAGTCGAGAGCGTGATCTTGTCTTCCGGTCGCAATGCAGCATCAGACTTCAAATAAATCGTTTGACGGCTTGGCACTTCTTGCCCATCGAAACCGGTGATCCGTTCCATCTTCCCAACCACGGCTCCCTCGTATGTGATCGCGCTGCCATAACTGGCGTTGCCATACCCGTCATAGCTGGAGAACGGTTCGATGGTGACTCGCTGACGCATGAGCGGTGCGAAGACATTGATGTTAAACATCAGGTCACCGCGATTCTCAGGAATGGATACAGCAACCCTTCAGGACTGTCTTGCCCTTCGCTGGAATACGTCACCGACAACGGGCCAACCTTCATTGATTGCACGCCACTCATGCCTTGATACATCTCTCCAGCGCGAAGCAAAACCGCACGCTCAATCGTTGGTGGCAGCGTATTCATCGTCGTGGTTGTTGCCCACTTATCATCGGTCGAAGAAGTCTCGCCCACTTGGTAGCCAGCTTCATAGACTACTAGCCACGGGTGCAGTTCACTGTTCGGCACCACATACTTCCCAAGCTCCCATCGCTCCTGCGCCGTCCACCGAAAGCCCTGATCGCGGTTGAGAAACCCAGCGTCAGGATCAGACACGCGGAACTCACTGGAGCAAAGCTCAGTCGCATCAGCAGTACTCGTTGAATCGAAGAACCGCTGCACGGCTAGGATAGGAACGCGGTCAAGCATCAAGCGTTGCGTCCC